CGTCTGTGCCAGATGAACCACTTGTGCCGTCTGTGCCGCTCGTACCGCTAGAGCCGTCTGTTCCGCTTGTTCCGCTTGAACCATCCGTGCCACTTGTGCCAGACGAACCGTCTGTGCCGCTTGTGCCGCTTGAACCGTCTGTTCCACTTGTTCCACTAGAACCGTCTGTGCCACTTGTGCCAGACGAACCGTCTGTGCCACTTGTTCCACTTGAACCATCAGTTCCGCTTGTTCCACTTGAACCGTTTGTACCACTTGTGCCACTAGAACCATCGGTACCACTTGTGCCAGATGAGCCATCTGTGCCAGATGAACCACTTGTGCCATCTGTGCCGCTCGTACCGCTAGAGCCGTCTGTACCAGAAGAACCGCTTGTACCATCCGTGCCACTTGTGCCAGACGAACCGTCTGTACCACTTGTACCACTTGTACCACTTGTGCCATCTGTGCCAGATGATCCACTCGTACCATCAGTACCGCTCGTACCAGACGAACCGTCTGTGCCAGATGATCCACTTGTGCCATCTGTTCCGCTCGTACCGCTAGAACCATCCGTACCACTTGTACCGCTAGAACCATCCGTACCACTTGTACCAGACGAACCATCTGTTCCGCTTGTGCCGCTTGATCCGTCTGTGCCACTTGTACCGCTAGAACCATCCGTACCACTTGTTCCACTTGAACCATCAGTTCCGCTTGTGCCGCTTGAACCGTCTGTACCGCTCGTACCAGATGAGCCGTCTGTGCCAGAAGATCCACTTGTGCCATCTGTTCCGCTTGTTCCACTTGAACCATCTGTTCCGCTTGTTCCACTTGAACCGTCCGTACCACTCGTTCCACTTGAACCGTCCGTACCACTCGTTCCACTTGAACCGTCTGTGCCAGATGATCCACTTGTTCCACTTGTGCCATCTGTTCCGCTTGTGCCACTTGAACCATCAGTTCCCGAAGAACCACTCGTACCATCAGTACCACTTGTGCCACTCGACCCGTCTGTGCCACTTGTGCCAGACGAGCCGTCTGTGCCAGATGAACCACTTGTGCCATCTGTGCCGCTCGTACCGCTAGAGCCGTCTGTACCAGAAGAACCGCTTGTACCATCCGTGCCACTTGTGCCAGACGAACCGTCTGTACCACTTGTACCACTTGTACCATCTGTGCCGCTTGTACCGCTAGAGCCGTCTGTTCCGCTTGTTCCACTAGAACCGCTTGTACCATCCGTGCCACTGGTTCCACTAGAACCACTTGTACCGTCTGTGCCACTTGTGCCTGACGAACCACTCGTGCCGTCTGTGCCAGAAGTTCCACTGGTACCATCAGTGCCTGACGAACCACTCGTGCCGTCTGTGCCAGAAGTTCCACTGGTACCATCCGTGCCACTGGTTCCACTAGAACCGCTTGTACCGTCTGTGCCACTTGTGCCAGACGAACCACTCGTGCCGTCTGTGCCAGAAGTTCCACTTGTACCATCAGTGCCGCTTGTGCCTGACGAGCCACTTGTTCCATCAGTACCAGAAGTACCGTCTGTGCCACTTGTGCCAGACGAACCACTTGTGCCGTCTGTGCCAGAAGTTCCACTTGTACCATCAGTGCCTGACGAACCACTCGTACCGTCTGTGCCAGAAGTTCCACTTGTGCCATCAGTGCCGCTTGTGCCTGACGAGCCACTTGAGCCACTTGAGCCATTTGAACCGCTTGTGCCAGACGAACCGTCTGTTCCGCTTGAACCACTTGTTCCTGTAGAGCCTGACGAGCCACTTGTGCCGGTAGATCCACTTGAACCACTTGTGCCATCAGTACCACTTGTACCATTAGAACCAGAAGTGCCACTAGATCCATTTTGTCCACTTGTGCCACTAGAACCACTACTACCTGCTGTGCCAGAAGTACCAGCTGCGGTCATGATAGACCATGAACCTGTTGCTAGTGGTGGTGATTGTCCACCACTTGAAATATTATCTAAAGCTATCCAAGAACTTCCTTCGTAAAAAACAACATCATTTTTTAGATATGTAGAAATACTTAACCACCCACCCTCCCAATCAAAACTTGCTCCATCAGTACCATCAGCTCCACTGCTTCCACTTGAACCACCTGTGCCGCTGCTGCCGCTGCTGCCGCTGCTTCCACTTGAACCGCTGCTGCCGCTGCTGCCGCTGCTTCCACTTGAACCGCTGCTGCCGCTAGTTCCGCTGCTGCCGTTGGCTCCACTGGTTCCGCTGCTTCCACTGCTTCCACTTGCGCCATCTGTGCCGCTGCTGCCGTTGACTCCACTGGTTCCACTGGTTCCACTATTGCCGTCTGTTCCACTTGATCCAGATTCTCCACTGGTGCCGCTGCTGCCATTGGTTCCACCACCGCCAATCACATATGATGCAGTCAAAGCATAACTTGCTGTAATAGCAGCAGGCAATACTGAAGAACCCGTTAATACACCATTTTCATTTGTGTGTAATACCAAGTTGCTGCCGCTTATGTATATTTCTTCCCATGCAGCACCGTCTGATGATCTCTGAACATTGTAAATGGTTTTTGGGTCTAGACTCATGATATTTTTATATAAATACTAAAATCTTGTCATTTTATTACTATTATAATAAACATTTAATATGGATCTTTTTGAAACAGATGGTTTTATATAAAAAAAATCTGCATCATATGTTTGATCACCTATCACCGCATCATTAATTGTTGCTGATGTTGCTGGCACTGGTAAAAATCTTGGTGGAGCAACAAATGGTAGAAAATTATTTAAATTTTCATTATCTGATGTAGAATTTCCAGCATAATCAAATATTGTAATTGGAGTTCTGACCCATTTATTAGAAATCTTGGCATAAAAATAATTTTCATCATAACTTCTGCTGTTGTTGTTTCCAGCTGTATCATTTGAAGATACTGGCACAGGAAATATCCAATTAAGATTTTTGATGCTGAAAGCAGCCGTAGGAGCAGCAGCAAATATATTTTGATAACTGAGAAACTTCCAACCTGTGTCTGGCAATAAGTCGTCAAACTCATCCAAAAGTCCATCAGTTGTTTTTACCCAAAGTTCTTGTTCTTTTTTGTATTTTATGACCTTTGATTTTGGCGGATGTGGAATGATAACTGTTTTATATGGAAGTTTTTCCCACTTTCCATTTACTACTCCATTATGATTAACATAAAATTCATTGCCTCTGCGATAAAACATTGCGTTCTTTTTAGCAACGACTATATTTTCCGGATTGGTATCCGTGTATATAAATTTTTTATCTATCTCATCTGATCTTTTTGACATAAATGTAATTAGTACTCACCATAAATATCTCCAAGAATATCATATGCTCTAAAATTATTTATAATAATACAAAGAAATTATACAGACAATGTTGCGTCAGTTATTTAACTGAGAATGTTCTCAGTATTTGAATATGTTTGATTATACCAATCTTTCAATACATATCATATTGTTGTTGTAACTACTACCAACTATCAATGTTATTCTCCAAGCAATGTTACTGGCCGTGGACATAAGCAACCAAGTATCAGTATATCCTCCTAGCCCAAAACTATATCCCGCATTAATATATGTGGGTGTGGTTGTAATTGTTAATGGCGCATTGTCTGTTATTGATGTACCGCCTGGACCTCCCGTACTATATACACTACTGCCATAAACTGAATATGTTCCTGAAACAGTTGATACTTGCAAACTTCTATTTCCCGATGTTGATAATCTTACTTTCAAATTTCCTAATGTAACATCTGTACCGGCATCAACAATACCACTTGCTCTATTATTAATTAAAAAACCTACCCCCGACGGTGCTGTTGATAGATCAATATATGCACCTCTTGAGCTACCGCCGCTTTCAAAAAATCTAATTCTATCAATGTATTGATCAATGACAACATTACTTCCAGATAAGGTACTATTTGGAGATTTAGCAAGTTGTATTTCTCCACCTTCATTACCACTTGCGTTTGATGATATTAAGTTTTGTCCGGTTACATTACCGCTGGCTGAAACAGCGCCTGTTAGGGTCATTGTGTCCAATGCATTTAGAGCAAAGATTGATCCTATTTCTTGTATGTCAATCCACGGATAACTTCCGGTAGTAGAAAAATCGGCATTACCGCCTATACCTGCTAAATTGGTCGCACCTGCTAATAATCTAAACGATGTCACGGTTGTTGCGGCTGTGGTAATAATTGCTTCAGCTGTGCCTCCAAATGCTCCGTATCCAGCAGCATCGCTCGGACTGTATGATTCGGCAGACGAACCTATATATGTTAATGTAGTTTCATTATACCAACAGAACTGTGGTCTTACGTTCGCACCGCTAGTAGTGAAACCGGGAATCATTCCTTTTAATCTATAAGTTTTACCAGCGGACAATGTAACTTGACCACTTCCTGTATTGACTGATATTGCCGATCCACCTGCATTTTCTATCACATTGCAAACAACAACAGATCCATTTGATAACCCAGTTTGTTGTGCAGACCTTGTGTATTTTGCATAGTTCGTGCTAACCGTACCAGTAGCAGTTGCTTGAATAGCTATGGTGGGATTTATTTGTTGAATAATTGCTTTTGTTCCAATACCTGCTCTGACAGTTACTGTTCCCGCCGCCTCTACAATACGAACTTTTACAGTTTGGTTTGTAGTTGGGGTATAAATTAAAGTAGTAGATGTTGCATTAAATTCATTTGTATTTCTATTGATATTCTCACCTATACCAGCACCTATACCAGTTGTGACTAATCTAGTATTTGTTGTTGCATCTACCCAATCGTATATTTCATAACCATTTGCTGTATCACTAAAATTGCTGAAACTTAATTCTGCAAATAAACTGTATGTTTTACCTGCGGTTAATGTGAATACACCCGTTGATGTGTTAAGAGATATACCACTACTTACAGGTGCATAATTAAATATAATATCACTACCTGAACCTGCACCGGTTTGGTCGGAAGTTATTCTACCTGCGTTAATATAATCAGGATTTACTGTACCATAAGTTGTTGGTTGCCCAGCAACCGTTATGCTGTTTGCACTGACATTACCTATATTAGTAATGTTCCCAGTCACTGATAAACTACCTGTAATTATTGTATCACCGTATACATCAAGTTTTGCGTTTGGATTTGCTTTTCCAATGCCAACATTTGTTGCATTGTCAAATATTGAACCGGTAGTTAATGTTGTTGCACCGGTAAATCTTGCAACATAATTAGATGTTCCGCCAGAAATGGTGCCAGCTCCGCTGGTTCCACTGCTGCCGCTTGTGCCACTGCTGCCGCTGGCTCCGGTGTTTCCACTGCTGCCGCTTGTGCCACTGCTGCCGCTGGCTCCGGTGTTTCCACTGCTGCCGCTTGTGCCACTGCTGCCGCTGGCTCCGGTGTTTCCACTGCTGCCGCTGGTTCCACTGCTGCCGTCTGTTCCACTGGCACCACTACTTCCGTTGGCTCCGCTGGTTCCACTGCTGCCGTCTGTTCCACTGGCACCACTACTTCCGTTGGCTCCGCTTGTGCCACTGCTGCCGTCTGTTCCACTGGCACCACTACTTCCGTTGGCTCCGCTGGTTCCACTGCTGCCGTCTGTTCCACTGGCACCACTACTTCCGTTGGCACCACTTGTTCCACTTGTTCCACTATAACTCAAAGCATAACTTGCTGTGATAGCATAACTTGATGAAGCATATGCAAAGCCGCTCACGGTCAAATCTCCGTTAATTTCGGCATTTCCATTTACAATCAAGCCATTTGAAGCTATAAATGCGTTTTGAATCATACAACCATCTTTATATATTTAAGTGTCCATGTTCCAGATAAAGGAGTAGCCAACAAGTGTATGCTACCACCCACATTATTTACAGACAATGATACTGGCACATATCCAATTTGACTTACTTCTGTTACATAAAAACTGGAAGACACATTGTTCCAACTTGACATAACTTCATTAACTTTGATGTCAGATCCATTAGAAATAGAAACCAACCATCTTGCTGCATTTCCATCGCCAATCAATTGAGAATCTATATCAGCAGAACCAGAAATTGTTACAGAGTTTGCGGTGAATGATCCAGTAGCTCCACCATCCCCTCCACCAACAATATTCAACACTTCCAATGTACTGTTTTGATTTACGATATTATAATTTATATTTTGAGAAATTGGTGGTTGATTTGAATCAGCCAAGTTTCCATCATTAACAGACACAGATGTACGTTCTCCAGATTGTCCAATTGTACCAACAATTTTTTCATGAACATCAAATACAACTTTTCTTGGTGTAAATGCTTTTTGAACAACTGATTTATAATTTTCAAATTTATCTGGTAATAGATAAGCATTTACCATCATGCTAAATGTGCTGCGTACAATACGATCTTGACCAGCATCATTTGTTGTTTCAAAATTATAATCGCTGATACTTGTTCTAAATTTGAATCTATTTTTATCACCCCAATAATCTTCTGTAGCAAAATTTATTGCTTCTACAACAGCATTGCCTTGTTCAATCAGTTCTGTCCATATAATAAATTCATAGTTAATAATAACATGATCTGGCATTGCTACACTATAAATTTCTTTCACAGGCATAAATCCAGACATGGCAGAAAATCTATCATATTTATTCTTTTCAGAAAAATGTTTTACTGCTGGATATTGTAAGTAACGATTGAGTGTAATTAAATTATCATTGCGTTGCATGGTGCTTCTGCGAAAAGCAATAACTGGTGTTTGTATTTTACCATTATGATCTCTGATCACACCATCTTGTTGAATAGATTTCCATTTTTCTGGTGAAGCATAATTTATTGGCACTTTTATTTGACGACCAGCATCTATTATTGTAGGAGATATAACAGTATCAAGATGTGTTAAAATAGCAGTATCAATATCAATGAGTGTAACTGAAAAATTCTTTTGAGTATCTGTGTCTCTGCGTAAATCATATGCTCTATTTGGCTTGTGATTTGGACCATAAGCAGCCTCTACTACTGGCTTTTTAGATTCAGCCATTTCATGTCCATGATTTATTGGATTATGTGGTGGTTTATTTGCCACTGGTTTAGTTGTTGGTCCACGCCATGCCATAAAATTATTGATTTCTTTCCATTATATTGAGTGATGTATATTTGGTATAATGACTATTACAAACTATACTATGACTCTTGTCGCTTTGACCTCCAAGTAGCTGTTCTTGTATTACATTATCAATTTCATAATATCTATCATTCCAAGATACTACATCGCCAATTTCTGGATAAAATTCTAATTGCTTTAACATTTTTTCACGCATCTTGAAAATATGATCTTGATTTCTATTTGGTCCGAAATCGTCAAATTCTGCCGTCATTTCAGCTCTTTCAATAAGTGCAGATATTTGAACTGCTGGAAAATACCATTTACCAGTTTCTGATGAAGTTTCACCATATATATTTGTTTTGGTTTCATTTGGACAAATTTTAAATATTTGAATAAGATTTTCAATAATATTTCCCATCAATTCACCATTAAGAGAATTGATTAAGTTTAAGTCGCGTGTGCTAAAATATCTTCCTTTCATATAAATTTTTATGTTAGTGAGTATCCTGCTGCTGCTAGACCAAATCTTGCCGTTCCAACACCGGTTGTGTCATTTGCTGCAACACCAGTATTACTTACAAGATTGGTCATTGAAACTGCAACCGTGGTATATCCATACCCAAATATTGCTTTATCACTACCATAACCCGCCGCTGCAAGAGAATCTCTCCCAGTACCAACACCAGTCGTGTCTGTGGCTACAACACCTGTATTACTTACAAGATTGGTCATTGATACTCCGACAGAACCATTATATCCATATCCAAATAGTGCTTTGTCTGTTCCATAACCTGCCGCCGCCAAGACCCACCTTGCAGTCCCAACACCCGCTGTATCATTTGATACAACACCGGTGTTACTTACAAGATTGGTCATTGATAAACCTATACCATTATATCCATATCCAAATATAGCTTTATCTGTTCCATAACTAGCAGCTGCTGGACCAAATCTAGATGTGCCAACACCCGTTGTGTCATTTGATACAACACCTGTGTTGCTTACCAGATTAGTTATTGAATAAAATGTTGTAAAACCTACCGTACCATATCCAAACAGTGCTTTGTCTGTTCCATAACCCGCCGCTGCTAGAATTTGTCTCGCCGTACCGACACCGGTCGTGTCTGTTGCTACAACACCCGTATTACTAACAAGATTTGTCATTGAATAATGTGTAGTGCCATTATATCCATATCCAAATATTGCTTTGTCACTTCCATAACCAGCCGCTGCTAAACCACGTCTCCCAGTTCCAACCCCCGTTGTGTCAGCTGCTACAACACCTGTATTACTTACAAGATTTGTGATTGTAGTTAAAACGGAACTATTATCTCCATATCCAAATATAGCTTTTTGTGTTCCTGATACAATAATAGGATCAGCAAATACTTTTCTAAATTTTAATCCACTTGGTGCTGGTATTGAACTTGAATAACTTGCTGCTGCTAGAGCGGCTCTTGCTGTACCAACCCCCGTTGTATCTGTTGCTACAACTCCTGTGTTGCTTACAAGATTTGTCATTGAGTAGTAAGTTGCGCCATTTTGTCCATATCCAAATATAGCTTTGTCTGATCCATAGCCCGCTGCTGCCAAACCACTCCTCGCCGTTCCAACGCCAGTTGTATCGGTTGCTACAACGCCTGTATTACTAACAAGATTGGTCATTGAAAATGTGACAGAGCCATTATATCCATATCCAAATATAGCTTTATCTGACCCATAACCCGCTGCCGATGGATATGATCTACCCGTTCCAACACCTGTTGTGTCTGTTGATACAACACCAGTGTTGCTTACTAGATTGGTCATTGATAAAGTAACATATCCATAACCAAATATAGCTTTATCGGTTCCATAGCCAGCTGCTGCTAGAGCGGGTCTTGCTGTACCAACTCCCGCTGTATCAGTTGCTACAACGCCGGTGTTGCTTACTTTGTTGGTCACTGACTGATCGACCACAGCGTTGTTTCCATATCCAAAAATTGCTTTGTCAGTACCATACCCAGCCGCCGCTATTTGATTTCTTGCTGTACCCACGCCGGTCGTGTCATTTGCTACGACGCCCGTATTACTAACCAGATTTGTCATTGAAAATACGACAGAACCATTTTGTCCATATCCAAATATAGCTTTGTCGGTGCCATACCCCGCCGCTGCTAGTAGATATCTCGCAGTACCAACACCCGTTGTATCATTTGCTACAACACCATTGTTGCTAACAAGGTTGGTCATTGAAACATTGCCGCCACTATACCCATACCCAAATATAGCTTTTTGTGTAGTTGGAACATTACTAATATTCTTATATTTTATTCCACCGGGCGCTGGTATTGTAGTTATTGAAAATCCCGCCGCTGCTAGACCATATCTTGCTGTTCCCACGCCCGTTGTGTTATTTGCTACAACACCAGTGTTGCTTACCAGATTGGTCATTGATAGAACCGGACCATTATCTCCATATCCAAATATAGCTTTATCTGATCCATAACTTGCTGCGGCTAATATATATCTGGCTGTGCCAACGCCAGTTGTATCGGTTGCCACTACACCTGTATTACTTACAAGATTGGTTATTGACGCATAAGCAGCGGCGGTATATCCATACCCAAATATTGCTTTGTCACTACCATAACCGGCTGCTGCTGGACCTTGTCTTGCTGTTCCAACACCCGTCGTGTCTGTTGCTACTACACCCGCATTGCTTACGAGATTGGTTACTGCCGTAACAGTGCCCGTGGTTCCATATCCAAATATAACTTTGTCATTTCCATAACCCGCCGCTGCTAGTTGAAATCTGGCTGTGCCAACACCCGTTGTATTACTCGCCACAACACCTGTATTACTTACCAGATTGGTTGTTGCTGTACCACTAGCCGTCCTTCCATATCCAAATATAGCTTTGCCCACTCCATAACCTGCTGCTGCTAATTCATATCTAGCCGTACCAATACCGGCTGTATCAGTTGATACAACTCCTGTATCACTTACAAGATTGGTCATTGAAACATATGTGGTTGAGTATCCGTATCCAAATATTGCTTTGTCTGTACCATAACCCGCTGCGGCTAGAGAATATCTTGCCGTTCCAACACCCGTCGTGTCTGTTGCTACTACACCCGTGTTACTAACAAGATTTGTCATTGAAACAGCGACACTTGTAGCTCCATACCCAAATATTGCTTTTTGAGTTCCTGCTAAAACAGTTGGTATATTACTTCTATTTAAATATTTTATTGGCATATACTTTTATGGAAATATCAACTTTTTCATTTGTTCTGATGTGATTGGTTCATCTTCGCGTATGCGAATAATTTTGTATCCTTTATCAGCAGCTATTTTATTTTTTAGCTCATCTACTCTCATACTCTTTTTTTGAAATATATACTTTGCATCTTCAGCAGTTTTTGGATGCCAAAATGCTCCATCAAATTCAAATAAAATATTTTCATCTGGCAGATATGCATCATAAAATCTACCACCCATTGGATATTGATGAATAAAATACACACCAATTTCATCAAGCATATTATAATACTTTATTTCTAATGAAGTAAAATTTGTTGGCGGCTTCATAGTTTTCTTCACACCAACATACTTTAGTCGTCGTCTTTCACCTTTGGACATTATCATATCTAATATAGAAAAAGGTTTCATTTTTTAACCAATATAAATTCCAAGCGGAACTTTTTGTAGAGTGGATAACATCTGTTGTGCTTCTGCTTCACGCATTTCCATCTGAGCCTTGCGACCAGTTGCTTCTAAATTCTCTCTCAACTGTGTAATCAAATCTGTTTTTTCAGCAGATGCTTCTTGACGCAGTTCAGCACCATCCAATGTAACTTCTGCACCTGGTATTGGAATCGTTTGATACTTTTGACGAATACTGCCCAATAGTTCTTTGCACAATGCTAAAAAGTATTTTCTTATCCATTGCTTGCCAACACTATTGATGCCACTGTATGGAATATTATTGTATGGAACATTGCTATAATCTCCAATGGTATTGGAAGAAACATACGAACCGCTTGCTGTATAAAATGAACCAGAATTATAAATGCCCTGACTGTCTCTGTCTTTAACAAGCAGATACTCAAAATACATCTTGTAGTCATAAGTAGGAATTGGAAATATTTTTACTTTATTATTAACCAATTCAAAGCTATATCCAGATTTACGAACCAAATCATTGAACTCAATTGCTTGCATACGCAACAAATCTTCAAATATTGGTGTCATCAAAAATTGAGTAGCAGGAGAATAACCAGCAAATCCCATTTCATTTAATACATTGCTGTAACTCATACCTGTCATACTAAATGGATCATATATACGAGCGGATGCTGGAGGTGAGTTATGAAAAATTCTGCGAATTTCAATTCTATCAAAACTTTCACTCACATCTCCCCACAATGCTTGTAGATCATATGATTGTTGTCCTTTTTGAACATCAACATAACCTTTTTTCCAATCCACATTTCCACCCACACCAAACTCTGTGCCATATCCATTAGCTAATTTTATGAGTTGTGGCAATCCACTGCCAGCCACATTTGTTTGAGTAAGATTTACATTTGCGGAAGTTCCTTGTAGCACACCAATATTATTACGAATATTAAATTGATTTACTTGTGCTCCATATTCATTCACAGCTTCTTCAAAACATGCATAAAAATTTATGTCTATCATTTCAATATCAACAATGGGATAACCCAAACGAGTTGCTGCCCATCTGGCAGCATTTGGTGCTTCTGATATGAATTGCGAGTCGGTTTCATAAAATCCAAATGGAGTACTTCCGGTTGTGATAGCGGAGCCAGAACCAGGCCAGCGTACTCTGTCAGAATCAATATTGTAATTTATACTTGTGTCGGGCATTTTATATAAATATGAATCTGTTCGGATTTACATCGGTATATTTATTATACGCATAGAATAAATGTTTCATAGATACTTATAATATATATGCGTATAATAAAACTGAAAGATCTGTTACATGAACAAAAACTCATTGAAGCCGTGGCAGATTTACCGCCAGTCAAACTTGTTGCACCTCCCGCACAACATGCATATGCACAGCCAGCGGGGGATGGCGCAGGAAAGCCATATACTCAGCATAATATTGATTTTAGCGACAGAGGAGACACAGGCGACTTAACAACTCGCGCTGTGAATATAATCAAGCAATTTGAAAACAACATCAACAATCCAAAAGGTGGATATAATAAAGTCAAGAAATTATGGTTTCCACATAAAAGTGTTGAAGGCGGCAGTGACACAATTGCTTATGGTCACAAAATTCAACCAAATGAAGATTTTAGCAAAGGTATAACTGACGATGATGCATTGAAATTACTTGAAAAAGACGCTAATAAAAAGATTGATGTTGCCAAAAAACATATAGAAAAATTTGATAGTATGCCATTAACCGTGAGAATTGCAACAATCAATGCATTATATCGTGGTGACATGGGACCAAAAACAATAAAGTTGTTGAACCAAAACAAGTTTGCTGATGCTGCAAAGGAATATTTAAACCACAGAGAATATCGCAGCACAAACAATCGTGGTGTAAAAAAACGTATGGACTGGAACGCTGCTGTATTTAAAGCAGCTGGTTAAATTATTTCTTTGTTAAGCTAGACCAATCTTTTTGATCTGCTTTTGACTTTTCCAATTCATTTTGTTGTTTTTCTGGCAACTTTGGATTGAAATTTATTCCAGTCTTGACTTCTATCTCTGATATAGATACAATATATTTATGAAGGTCTTCAACTGGCAGTGGAGCATTAGGAAACATAAATGCAATACCCTTGTTTGATTTTGAATCTACAATAACTTTCCACATATAATCTGGAATACCAACTTTGTTATTACCAATTTCTTTATATCCTTTGTTATAAAATGTGCCAGTTATAACATATACATCTTTGCCTTCAATTACCCAATTTCTAACAGCAGTTTCCAATTGTTTCCAAATTCCTCTATTATGATTAGGAACTTGAGGAACCATATTAGAAAGAAAGAAACTTTCACTCATAACATCATCATTTTGAGTATTGTCTCCAGCAGGCACAAGATGACCACGATCAAATGGATTTCCAGCATAATCACTTAATAATGATTGATGTTGCTTTGCTATTTCTGGGTCTGGTCTAAAATCATCTTTACGTTTTGATTTTCCATTGATCTTTTCAAGTGTTGGATGTTCTACAACATATTCAGCTGTTTTGGTATCATAGCGATAATGTATAGCATAATTCTTTTTGATTATATACTGAGTATCTTTTACAATTTTGCTGATTGGCGCACCATTCACAACAAATTGAGATGCTTTGTCATCAATTGGATTGGCAACCAAAACAGTAACCAATGTTAACAAACACAATGAATAGTAATATATTTTCTTCATAAGCATGGTATAATATATATTATATATACGGTTACTTTTTCAACTTGTTTCTGTGATACTTTACTGCCGCAGTTGATATTCCATACTTGTCAGCAATCTGTTTACTAGACAATTCTTGATTAGATATATCAAGTAAAAATTCTTCTTTTCTACCTTTTAGTGCATTTCTTCCACGGCTCACACTATCTCCTCTAGTCGATTCTACAACGATCTTTTTTCCTTTATTTTTATTTACGTGGCTATAATTGATTTTACGAGATGATAGCATTTTACGACGTTCTTGATATTTTTGAGTACCAATTTCTTGACCATTTCGTTCTACAAACCATTCAAGAGAAAAACGACCTTTTGCTTTGTTTTTAAGTTTTTCTATTGATTCGTCTGTGTGATTTTTTCCAAACATTGCATTATTTTCTCCCGACGACATCAGTCTGTTTTTTTCTCGCATAGATTCTTTGTTTGGATTGTGTGTAAAATTGTCACCCCCACCGGCATGTTTTCCAATATTATACCCGATTGATTTATATGGTTGAAGTGTGTCTAGATAATATTGTTCTCTTTCAAAGCACTTTTCCGGAGAACATTCTTCTAATATTGCGATAGAAAATGCTTTTTCGCCATGCTTTTCCCACGAGCGTTGTAATATTATATTTACATGAGTTTTATTGTTTAAATCCCTCCTGTGATCCAAAAAACGCTGATCTATATCTATAGAAGATCCGACATAAAATTTTCCAGTTATTTCATTTGTTATTTTGTATATTCCAGATTTTACCATAAATAGATTGAGTTATACTCATAAATACATACCAGTCCAACCAAAAAGCAAAATAAATAAACAAAAAAAGACCGCCCTTTCGAGCGGTCTTTTTTATAAAATCTCTGTTTAAGAGATGAACTATTATACTTCGTCCAAGTTGCCGATAACAATTTTCCCAAAAAATTCCGGGCGGAGCATCTTCTTGGCATAACGTGTCATTACGCCACGACGTGGAGTAAAGTTCACTGGGTCATACACCAACGGTGTTTGAATCAGTGGAATGTATGGAGCGTAAACAGCGCCGGTTTCTAGGAAGTTTGTTCCACGGAAACCTACCAACATAACATTGTCTGTCATGTATGGGTTCTTGTATACTGTCCAACGGTTGCTCAGAGCGCCAACTTTGGCAACGCCCATTGCGAACTTGGCTTGGTCGCCGTCCGTGTTGGTACTGAAGCCTGGAATGGATTCAATGATTGTAGCAACGTCTGGTGAGCAAACTAGGAAGTTTGCACCGCCGCGCAGTGTCAATTGGTGAATCTTGTTCGAGACCTTTTGGATCTTGTTGCCCAAGGTTTGGAACCATGTGCTCTTGACATATGCAGTGCGGTTAGCAGCTGTGTCTTGGAACTTACCAAGAGTAGCATTGTATTCAGCGCCAACGCGAGCTGACCAGAATTCAGTTGTGGCAGCTGGAGCAGCTGTGACCAACATGTCCAAGATTTCCAAATCAATTTCCATCGAAACGTATTCAGATAGAAGAGCGGTTAGCTCGGCTTCTGCGTCGATAGAGTGATATGCATTCAAGTCTTGAGCCAATTCTGGTGTCCAGACGGCTTTCAACTTACGAGTCTTGGCAACAATGGCTTCGCTCTTCAGTTCCAGATTGACTTCTGGAATACCAATGTCGTTTGCTACGCCAGTGGCGTTTGGCAATCCAGCACCTTGATCTTCAAAGTCACCACGGGAGGTGGCTTCTGGTTGCTTATGATAAGCAACAAGCACGGTTGGGGTTGCTCCAATTGCGGAACCAGATACGACGAATGTTACAACGTCAGTGGCTGTGTCAACAGTGGTGAATGCTGGATAGAAATCAACGATTCCAGAACCAGAAACGGTGAAAGCTCGGATGCCTGTTGCATCATAGCCTGTACCTGTCAAGTCAGCGGTAACGCGGAATATTTGGGTAGCATCTACAGACGCGGAAAGTTCTGGAACGAACTTTGCGTCGAGCCAAGAACCAGTAGCAGCAGTTCCGGTTAGGGACGTTGTTGAGTCATTCATGGTATAACCGAAACGACCTTGGCCATATAGACCATTGGTTGCGCTATCGGTAGAACCCAACTTGGTGCCTGTACCGCCGAACAGCGATTGTCCGCTGAAGCTTGGTTTACCGGCTTGGTTGGAACCATATTTGAAGTCCAGATAGAATACTAGACCAGAAGGAAGATTCATCGGTTGAACCGATACAAATTCCTTGGCTGCGATTTCAGCGAAAACGCGACGAACCAGTGGTAGAGCAACGCCCGCCCATTGTTCGGAATTGGCGGAGGTACCTGTGCGGGTAGCTTCGTCAATTAGTTGCTTTGCTTGATTTTCCAAAAGGATAGACATGTGTGACTTTTCCATGTCGGTCTTGATGCCTTCTAGAAGCCCTGTTTTTTCCCATTTGGTCATTAGACCACGGGTTTGAGACATTAGTTGAACCATTGGGTTCGATGTCTCGCTTAGTAGTGATTTGATGTCTGACATAATAATTTCCTATATTTAGGTGTTGATTGTTTTTACTTACTTATTTACTGCGAATACCGGCCAATTTCTTAAAGCGGTTTGCCATTTCGGCTCCTTCTGTAAGAACAGCGGCTTTTGTCGGTCTTGTTGATGCAACTGGCTTGGAGGCGAGTCCTTCGGTGATGGATCTAACAGTTTGAGAAACAACCTTTTTAGTGGCTGGTGCTGCAACAACTGTCTTTTTTCCACCGAAATTAAATGATTCGGCCAACGTAGCGTAAACAAGTTTGGCTTCACGAACCGATTTCGTGAGGTCAAATGACTCGATTACTTTTAGTTTTTGCTCATTGTTTAGGCTGGCTTGTTTGAACAACTTGTTCGTATACAACAGCTTGGCATTGAGCAGGTTAACTTCATTGATGCGGTCCCGTAGATAAACGACTGCGCTACGGTATTCTGCTAGTTCCTTCTTCAACGAAATATTTTCTTTGACGGTTTCTTTTTCTTCATCGTCGTCGTCTTTTGATTTACCAGCTTTTTTGGCTTGGTAATCAGCAAGACCCTTTGGAAGCTTTCCTTCTTCAATTTCTTCTTCGGCGTCTTTATCGTCCGTTTCAGATAGAAGTTCATCAAGATCGACTATTTCGTCGGATGCTTCGGAAACTGGAGCCTCTTCAGCTGCCACATCTTCCATGCCACCAACGTCATTCAGACCGTCTTCCAATTCTTTTAGGATTTCATCCAAAGAAGCTTCATCAACTTCTTCGTTTTCTTTCAAGGCTGTTGTGTCATTGTCATATCCGCCGTTGGATACTTCATTTCCTTGACCTTGTGGATCATCAGTCTTGTGACCATTTGTGGTCTTGGTATAGTCCGACGACGCTTTTGCGTGTTTCTTGGCGGCTGGTAGAGAACCTTTGGTTCCGCCGATTGCGGCTCCAACCGACTTTACCATCTTCTTACCTGGATCTTCTGTGTTGTGACCCTTGGTGGTCTTTTTGTAATCACCAGAAGCTTTTTCACCTTCGGTCATATATCCAGTGTCATCTTCAATATTTAGTTCAGACAACTCATCTTCGCCACCCATATCATCGGTTGGCAATGGAGCTTCTGGTGCTGGAGCAGCTTCGCCACCCATATCATCCATTGGCAATGGAGCTTCTGGTGCAGCCATTTCTTCGCCACCCATATCATCGGTTGGCAATGCAGCTTCTGGTGCTGGAGCTTCTGGTGCTGGAGCTTCTGGTGCTGGTGCGACTTCTTCTTCGCCTTCCATCTCGGCACGTAGCTTTTCAGACAACATGCTTTGTAGTTTCGGAGCAAAGTGCTCTTCGAGAGCAGCTTTTGCGTTTGATAGAGCAGTGGCACGAACGGCTTTGGCGTCGGCAATTGCTTGTTTTAATAGATCTGACATAATAGTTTTATCCTTTTTGGTTGATGAAACTATTAGAGTTTCAAATGAAATTTTGAACTGTCTCGCACTAAATAATAGTGCATTTTATAATAAATAAATATATACACACTTACAAAAAACGTAAAAATATATAATATTATTTACTTTTTTGCAATTTTACTGATTGCTGGACCAGTGCCTTCGTTCAAATCTTTAATTTCAAAGTAACGACCCAATACATGCCCACCATCTTCATATAATGCTTCCATACGTTGTTGAACAGTGTGTGCTTCTTTAGCAAGTTTGTTGAATTCTTCACTAACACGGCGCAAATCTTTCATGTTGCGTGACACAGTGTTTTTATCAAACCAATCGTCACCAGTTTCACTGAGAGTAAATTTTTCAGCAGCTTCTGTAATCTTGCTTAATGTATGAGCAATCTCCATCAAATTACCTTCTGGTGGACGACGCAAAAGATTTCCATATTCGTTATAACGGCCAATGGAATCAAGTGCAGATTTCTTTTCTTCATTAGTCCATTCTTTTTGTTGAGCATTGTTGGTTGGTTGGTCAATACCTTCAATCAGAGGTCTTAGTTTAAGTATTTTCATAAAAATTATTAAGCTGATGGTTCTTCTTCAGTTTCTTCTGGTTGTTTGGTTGCCATTGTTTTCATAGAAGACAACAGTTCTGGAAAACCTGGAATTACTCTGTATGATGCAGTTTCTTCACTAAATGCATTGATGTCTTCTGGAGTGGTGATTTTTAGTTTTTGTACCATTTCACCGGCCAGTGCATCAATTGTATTGGTCTTGAACGCATGATCCAAAATCTTTCCTAATAGAAATTGTGTACCAGAATTGGAACCAAGTTTTATATAAGAATGTTTTTTGATTTCTTTTTCGGCTTGATCTTTTTCAGCTTTGGCTTTTTCTAGTTCTGCTTTTGCTTCGGCAGCGTCAGCCTGCGCTTCTTCAGAATCTTCTTCTGTACCACCTTCTTCTCCACCAAGTCCTGCGAGTGCATCATCACCAGCGTCTTCTTTTCCACCATCGGGCGGTGCATCAGCACCTGCATCTTTACCACCCGCGTTTGCTTTTGGTTCATTGGTTGGTGCTTCATCTTTGCCTCCTAGTGGTGGTAATCCGCCAGCATCTTCTCCACCAGCATCATCTGCTGGATTCTTTTTTTCATCACCTTCTTTTTTCAAAGTTTTCTTTGCAACTTTTTTATTTTTCTTGGCTTCTTCAAGAATATTCCAATCAACGCCTGTTATACGACCTTGAGTAGCTTTTTGAGATATACCAGAGATAAGTTGTTTTAGAAATGGATTTGTGATTTTGTTGCTCATATGTTATAAATATATATCAATTTATGTAAATTGTGTAAAATTAGTTATTTGGCTGCCAATAACGACCTTTACCAAATATTTTTTCAGCCGCAGAAACTGCACCAGTATAGTCTCTACCAATTTTATGTTTGATTCCCCATTTGCTACTCTTGAATTGAGTCAAACCATATTGTGTAGCAATTGATTCTTTACCAGACGGAACATTGAAGAATGTAATACCAGCCATCTTTGGTTTGTTTGAGTATTGTCCTCTTTCTTCTTTGTCTTCTTTGTCATATGCAGAACCACCAAGTTTTTCTTCTTCACCTTCTTGCATATACAATTGATCGTCTTGAATTTTTTCATGAACCAATTCATTATTTTGATCATCCAACTCTTCAATTTCTTTATCGCTGAGTGGTGTACCATCCATATAATTTGCAGCAGAAATATAAGCATCAGAAAAATCCGGATAATCTCTACGATCAACTCCGTCAATTTCAATTGATTTTTCATCAACTGCCTTGCCATTTAGCATAAGAGGTGTTGATTTATTTTCTTTCATCATCTTCTTTGCGATGTTGGAAAGATTGCGACCCTCATACATGTCATCGCCATCGCCATATTTTTTTTCTAAAACATCAACTACTTTATAGAACAAATTTTCTTGTTTTTTGTTTCCCATTGAATTCCAAAATGCTTGAAGCTTTTTGTTTTTTGGATCGTTTATGACAAATTCCTCGAAATCATCATAAGATATGTTTTCTGGAGAATCTACATCAACATAGTTCATCCAATCTTCTGCTTTTTTTGCAAGAGATTTTATCAACTTGGCTTCATTACCACCAGCGGGAGCATTGGTTGGAGTTGCCGTTTTTGATGAAAGTTTGTAATTTACTGGAGTTGGTTGGTCGTCACCATAATAATCTGGGTCTGCTTTCAGTGCTTTATTATATAAATATGTTGACACCATATCATGTATTTCGTTCTTCTGCTTGCTGCTCAACTTGTTCCAAAAATTTAGAATCTTTTTGTTATTGGAATCTTCAATTGCGGACTGTAGCCCATAAATATCAATGTCGTGTGCAGCATCAAGACCAATCATATCTTGGTACTTGGTGGCTTCTATAGCAAGATATTGCACAATTTTCTTGATTTCTGTTTCGTTTGGTGCTGTTGCTTCGTTCATATAATTTAGCGAGTTTAATTTTAGCGAGTTTCTGACAATATATCACGAATGATATTTTCAATTTTTAAATATTTGTTGATGTCTTTGCGATCTTGATTGCCGCCAATCAATTGTTTTTCACGATCTATGCCTTCGGCAAGATTCATATAAGCACCACGTGTGCTTGGTGAAGATACAAGGTCAAAACACAATAGTTCAAAGTCATCTTGTACTTCAACAGTGTTTTCATTCACATTGCGAACACTTCCCAAACCTCGACTGCTAATACCAATGCGAATATTGTTTTTAATCAAATCTCTTGCAATATTACCACTTGGTGTTGTTAAAATTTCAATTGTACCAACCACAGTATCACCTTCCCAGTGACATTCTGTAACATTGTGACATACATTCTTTAAATTTATCACACTGGATTCTGGATGATCAAGTTCGCCCAAAGCACGACGTTCTTTGATGATTTGTTGATATTTTTCAACTTCACGCTCTAATACTTCGCGTGGATATACACGACCATTATGATTCTTTTCACCGGCTTTTTGTAATGGACCTTTGAGAACCAATGGACCACCAGTATTTGCTTTTGCTTCTGTAAGCATCTGCGGAGTAATATCAAATGGTATAAAATCTACTAATAGTTGTTTGCTCATATTATTTGCTTGGTACAATGTTTCGTTTAGAATTCATACCCATAACTTGTGGATATTGAATGCCGCCAACTTGACCGCGTGTCAAACTTGCTGGTGCTTGTGATTTTGCTTGAGGAGCATCATTTACTTGTATTTGTGAATCATCCAAATAATATTCATTTTCTGATTCATTGCCTTCTTTTCCAATGAATACAATATAATATTTGTCTTTCATATAACGAACATCAATGTTATTGACAGAAACGTTATATTCTTTTTCAATTTGACCAACACTGCCTTTGGATGCTTTTACAATTACATTCTTTTTTAGAAATGATTTCTTTAGTTCATCAGCCAGTTTCTTTACAGCAGCATCTTCTTGAGTTTCCAATGATGTCTTGAAATTCTTAAACTGATTAGAAATGTCAAGCATCTTGGCATTTGGTGTAGCAGGTGGTGTGACTGCGTTTGGTGCACGACCTGTTGACATACCACCAGCGGCAGATGGATTGTTGCCCCATGTGTCTTCTTTCAAAATCTTTTTAGCAATGTCTGTTAGATTCATAAATTTTATTTTTTTCCCATTCTGTTGATTCTTTTGGCAATTTCTTTCAATCGACCATGAATTTCTTTCATGTCTGGTTGAGTACGTGCCCACAAACTTGTGGCTGGAACATTTGCTTCTGTCTTGAGACGTTCACAGATGTTTAATAGATATTCAACTTCATTAAGCATTTTTTTTGCTTGATTGATGCCATATGAAATCTTGGCATGATTTTTCATCATGTCACTATCTTTGAAATTACGATACCGACTGCGACCTTCCATAATACCAATATCACGACGCAGTGTCAGTGTTTCACCTTCACCAACTGTTGTATCATCTGTGTCTTCTTTGCCCACAACTTTGCCACCTGGCATACTACGTTCGGCTGTTTTCTTTTTGCTTTTATGACCACGAAATGCCGCCGGTGTTTGATAACCAGCAACAGCACCCGTTGATGTCATTTCTTCAATGACTTCTTCAACTAATTCACGGATGATTTTTTTGGCGTCGTTCATATTTTATTTTCCAATATATCCAACAAATGTATGATCTGACGGAGCATTGTTTACAATATACCAAGCCGATATGTCTGTAACGCTGTCGATTCCCATATCTCTAACATCTTCTCCTTGCATTAATGTTGCTTTTGTCCAATTATTTGCTACTGATATGTCACAACGATTTGCAACAAGTTTATATGGCTTTAAACTATACAACTCTTTAGAATCAACAAAATAAATGTATTTTCCAACAACCTTTTGTGGTTGTGTGGCTTCATTTATTGTTTCTCTGATTAGTTGTTTTAGTTGTGATTT